GAGTACGGTGTGCATCTGCTTTAGTAGCGGTTAGAGGGCCATGTAAGTCATGGGGGGACCCATACTGATCACTCTGTACTTTAAGGCTTCAGGGAGTGCGACTGGTGCAACCAGCGGCTTCTCATTCAACGCTTCGGCAACTAGCCGATAATAGAAAGTTTCGTACTTTCGCGATGAATCCTCTTTTACTTCGTACGCCTTCCGCTCTTTCCCTTGCTCGGCTTTTATCTTTATCTCTTCTACCCACTTTCCTTCCATAATGCGCTGCATGATTTCTAGGGGATATTCTTTATCTTCTTCTGCAGTTACGCGTGTCTTTTCTTCTTTTAGGTCTTGGACTAGTCTTTCTGAACTTTCACCGTTCAGAATCTCTCCTAACTGGCCTCCTTTGGATCTTGACATGTTGTAGTTGGCATTCAGACTCGGGGAGAACAAGTTCAATCTGTCCTCCATTGTATAGCTTACATCTTTGAACAACTCAAGCACAACTCGCTTGATTGCATCTTCCATGTAACTTCTATCAATCGACTCCAGGCGATCTAATAATCCCTGTCTGGTCGTTCCGATGTCTGCCCAATTCATTCTTTCGAAAAGTGTGGTTCTGGTGTTTGATCTGACCTTTTGTTCTTGAGTCAAAGCCTTCACGGCCTCTTGCTCAGCTTTTCTAAGGTCTGCGCTGGACGCGCGGGGACAGCCTTTCTTTGCGTAGAGGAGGGAAGTAATGAAACTCATTTTCTTCTGCTCCTCCGCATCCCAGGCTTCTTCTCCGTTGCGAGGTAGTTGGACACGAAGGATCTTCGTTGCCCACCTTCCAGCGGCGCCCTTGAGAAGTACGGACGGTTTGTCCTGTACCTTATCCTGAGGGGCCGGCGGCAGCTCATTGCGAATGTGGTACGCGTAGAACGATGCAAGTTTCCACTTCATCAGTTTCATCCAGTTCCATTCACAATGCTCCGCTAATATCATCCACCAGTTCACGGTTTTTTCGAGACTCGACTTTACTGTCTTCTCCGAACAGCCGTAGAGATTGTAGATCTCGGATACAGCTTTGGCACATTCTTCCAACTTTGTCCGACACACACTGGCAGGATTGTTTATCCTGCCATCCACCAACCTATCGTTCGACTTAGCATCTCTCTGTGAGACATGCTTCAGCTCAACGACGGGGAGTACTCGCTCTGATTGCTTGCTTTCAGAGTTTCTCACTTCCATTTGGTCTTTCGTCCGATAAACTATCGACGAGAGGTCCTATTGTTCTTTGTTAAAG